AAATTATGCGAACTAGCGTTTTTTTCTGATCCAGTGTTTTCTCTCTACCCACGGTGGCGGATAACGTCTTATTTTTTCGTTTGGTTTCCACAAAATCCGCTTCGTGATGTCTTGGCCGCGTTTCTGTGCGCGGTCAAGCTCTATCGAGCGTATCAGGCCGAAAGCGTCTAGTCCGGTCTCGTTCGCTATGTCCTGTATGAACTCAATTGGAATACGCAAACGGTTGCGTCGGTATTGGCTGATGCGTGTCGGCTCTACTTGCCAGCGTTGTGCAAGGCCGTAATCAGATACAATGAAGAGTCTGCTTTTTAAGCAGTCGATTAGTTCTGATTGTTTAGTCATAAAAAACAAAGCCTTATTGGTTGCGATAAGGCTTTATTTTATCAGCTTGAGCGGATGCTCTCTATTTGAGCATATGCTCCTTATTTTTGTAGTCTGAATACAGAAATTCCAAACGGTCGCTATTTGACCATAGGCTCTTTGGATGTTTATGGTTCGATAATTTCTATATTTCCTGAATTTAAAATGCAGTCTATTCGGTTTTTATTTTCAGGTCTTAGGCATTCGTATCCTTTGCTTGCGCCTTCTGAGTATCCTTGAATCCAGCTTATTATCAAACAAACGGCGAAAATTAGGATTTTTAATGACTTTTTGAGCATTATTTTTCCTTTATATCTATTTCACCGTCGTCGTTTATGTATGCCCTTTTTAAGGATTCGTTTAGAAGCATATGCGCTATCTCGCTGTCTCTGAGTGGCTCTCTTCCTAGTTGTATCAGTTTTTTATTTGCTGATATGGCTAGCTGTCTGATTTTTTCTTCCTGATCGTCTTTGATTCTTAGTGCTTTCATTTTTCATATTTCCTTAAATCTTTTATGCAATATAAAACAAGGATTTGTGTGTTAACAAGTAATTTGTTGTTGACTTAACGTGTTAACGCGTTAACATATAGGAAATTTGTTAACGCGTTAACGCGTTAATTTAATGTGTTGTAAAAAGGTCAAAACATGAAAAAACAACGTAGCGCAAAAGTAATACAGGAAAAGACGGGCTGGCGGGTTGAGTGTAGTGAAAGTGATGTTTTGCTCCATACCCTTTATTTTGATCTCCGTTCTGAAGTTTTAGCGTTGTCACGAGCTGAAATGTGGGTGGTTGCGGGTGTGGCTCTGTCTGTTTCATACGCTGCGCCTAAGCAAGATTTAGGGTGTATCGATGAGTAATTTAGGGGCTTGGGATAATCCCCCCCCCCTATCTAACAGGGGGGGTCGAGATTTGAAAACTTTGGGCGAACTAACGCCAGAATCTTCAGAAACCGTTGTTTTAAATCAGGAATATGAACGATACGAAACAGCCGTAATCGATTTTGACGGAAATTTGAAAGTTATCCCGCTACGTCGTGGGATGGGTAACACGGCTTTCATAGATACGCTAAGTTTCACGTTTAAAGAAAAATCGGTTGTAGGCTTCGCGCCCGAATTGATCGCCCTGGGAATCCCCTCACCTGTAACCGATTTTGACGTGATGAAAAACTGGTCGGAAATTGCAGAATGGATTTTTGGATTCGGTATTAGCTCCCCTGCTCCCGTCGGTAAGGGTCGGTTTTATGATGAAAGATGGGAAATGTCGGTTGAAGGTGTTTTGTACGGTCAAGCATACATTGGTGGTCAGAATGCCACGATATTGATTGAGTTGACAGGCAAAGGGTGTACTGCTGCTAAAGACGGTTGGGAACATCGTCTATATCGGTTTCTGAATGAGCACGCATACAGTCCACGCATAACACGTTGCGACGTAGCAAAAGATTTTTATAGTGAAGAAATAAGCCCTGATACAGCATGGGAAGCTTATCAGAATGGCGAATTTGACAAGCGGGGTAAACGTCCGCTGGTGGCACAAATTGGATCTGATTGGCTGAATGGAACGCATAACGGTAAGACGTTGGGTGTTGGATCTAAAAATTCTTCTTGCTATTGCCGAATCTATGATAAGGCAAAGGAACAGGGGGATACATCCGGGATGTTTTGGACGCGGTTTGAGCTTCAGTTTATGGGCAAAAATTGTCTGATTCCGCTAGATATATTGCTTAATCCGGGTCAATTTTGGGGCGGTGCTTTTCCAATTTGTGAGCGTTTGCAGGATTTTGGTTCATCGAATCGTTATTTGTCGTCTGAAAAAAGATTGCAAGTTTCCATTGATAGGGTTCAGGAAGTCGCCGCAAACCAAGCCGGCCGTGCTGTGAATATGATGATTCAGTTGGGTATGTCGCCTGAAGAGATTGTTGAGCGTCTAAGGCGTAAAGACGGCGCATTGCCTGATCGTGTGAATCCTGCCTCTTATTCAGTTGAGTACGCATTGAGTGCAAGACGTCATTATATGCAGTTTATTCATGATGAATACGAAGGTTCTATCGAATTGGATTTGATGGACGAGTACGGAATGGTTCTTCAGGGGTTGGAAAATGATTAAAGGTGTTGAGTGTAATAGGAAGATCTATCCGTGAATTTTAGTTGATGACGAATTGCATGATTTTTATGTTTTCAGGCGTGTTTTGATTTGTCTATCAGTGAGCCAATTTGCTGAATTTAAAGGTGTGTCTAACACAGATAAAGACGAATTTGATTATATGGTTCATTTGGGAATTAAACACGCACTTAATTTAAATTGTTTTGCATATCATTGTGACAAAAATGGTCGCTTGATGTGTATTTTTAGTCCAAAAGCCTAAAAGGCAGGAAGGTAATTTAAAAATGAAAATGTTCGCAAAAGTACAAGGCTTGAAACGCTCAAAAGGCGTTATGAACGATACAGGCAAGGCTTACGATTCTACAACAGTTTATGTTGAGTTTCCGTTTGCTCGTGATAACGCTGATATGCGTGGGTCAGCAACTGAGCCGATGAAATTTGGGACTTCTGAAAATTTTGAAAAATTTAATGGTATCCCATTGCCGTTTGAAGCGGAAATCGACATTGAAGTGCAAACAAACGGCAACCGCGTTCAGAACGTGATTGTTGATATTCAGCCTGTGCTGAATAAAAAAGAGCCTATTTCGCAGAAATAATTTTAGGGCTGTCCGCTTGCCCCCGAAAGCGGATTTTATTAATCATTTGAGGTAAAACTATGAAACTCGCAAATTTGAAAAAAGTAGCCGTTGGTGCAACTTTGGCAACCGCTTCTGCCCTGTCTATGGCTGACGGTATTTCCGATGCAACAACTACCATTACAGCTGAAATCGGCAAGGTTGCTCCGGTTGTTTCCGCTGTGGGCGTGGCTTTGATTGGCGTGTATGTTCTGATTAAAGCATTCCGATTGGTTACCGGCTTTATGCGCGGTTAAAAAAAAACTGGGGGCAATATGGGTGCACGTGTCGGCTTGCAATGCTTTCAGACTGCTGAAACAGCGACTGATTATGTTGTGTCTCAGATTGTCCCCGTTTTGCATTCGGAGGGCTATTTGATAGCCCCTCGAAAACAAGGCAAAGACTGGTTTGTTGGCTCTGAAAAGGTTGTTTTAAATTTTCCCGAGTGTTCGATTTTGGAACAGATGGGCTACGGCTCACAAATTGCTGCGCCTTTTGTCGTTGTGTTTGTGATTATTTTCTGCTTCAAAATTGTAGCTCGCTTTATAAGTTCTTCGGGGGTATCCGATGGTCACTGATTTTCCCTTTCTTGTAGGTTTCTTCGCGACTCTATCATTAATTTTTTTGTTTAAGGGTTGAAAATATGAAAAAAAATAGTTTGGCGGTCGCATTTCTGGCGGTCGCTTTTTTGTTTCCTGCTCAGTCTTTTGCCGATACAGCAAAAGTTGGCGATGTAACGTGGGGTTTTCGTACCGATAAACGGCTTAATGACATGACTAATTTGTTTGAGCCGAAACAAATAGGTATTTTAGATAAAAACACTGGCATTACTCATATCACGACAATAACGAAAGTTGCATGCGTGCTAGACCAGTGCCTTTATAGAACTGAGTATCAAGGGACAAAGGGGAAAAAGCAAGAAATGCAAGTCTTTGATATTGAGGACGTTTTGCCGAAAAATTCGGGAAATAAAAAAATAAGTATGGGCGACAAGGACGTGGCCGAAAACGCAAAAAAGCTAGGAGTTGACAAGGAAAAGTTGAAAAAGGCTTTAGAAGATGAGAACGAATATCAACGGTTATTAAGAGAAATTCAGGTTAAGAAAGAACAGCAAAGACGGAAAGATGAGGAAGAAAAGGAAAAAAATAAAAATAACGGAACAACAGGAAACGGTGGTGGTGGCGGTGGCGGAAGCAATGGTGGTGGAGGCCATGGAGGTGGAGGAAGCTCAGGCGGTGGCGGAAGCTCAGGCGGTGGCGGAAGCTCAGGCGGTGGTGGAGGCCATGGAGGTGGTGGAAGCTCAGGCGGTGGTGGAAGCTCAGGCGGTGGTGGAAGCTCAGGCGGTGGCGGAAGCTCAGGCACTGGTGGAAATGGAAGTAAGAAACTTGAGGAAATTTATGTTAATGATAGTACTGGAGCGATTTCTGATACTTATGAGGGTGCGTGTTCAGGTTCTATCGATAATGGTTCAGGTACTACTATTAATGCGCGAATCCAAAAACATGGTTCTGGCGGAAATTTTTGTCAGCTTTATTACATGAATGACGGCAAACCCAATCCTATTGGATCATCTTCAATATCTCGTCATCCTGTAAGTTCTCAGCAAGGCGATTGTGGGGCAGGCTCTAACAAGACATTCGGTAAAAAATCGAACGGCACATTTTCTGTTGTGTGTACTTATAAGCATAAACCAAAAGACGAAAGTTCAACCGTCTCAGCAACAACGCCAAATAGTTCAACTAGTACAAGCTCAAGCGATAATTCAAGCCCTAATGGCTCAAGCGCCGGGGGCGGTGGTGGCGGTGGTCGAAGCGGAGCTGACCACGCCACAACGCCCGACGGCGGTATGCAAGGGGGCGGAAATAATAGCGGAAGTGGCCAAAGCGGAACGACAGGCGGAAGTGGCCAAAGCGGAACGACAGGCGGAGGTGGCCAAAGCGGAACGACAGGCGGAAGTGGCCAAGGTGGTGCTTCAGGTTCAGGTGGTGGCGGTGGTGGTGGCCAAGATTCGGAATTGCCTGATGTTCCAGATTCTCCGTTTGGAAATGGAGATGGCGAGCCTGATTGGGGCGGTCTTAAGTCTAATGGTGACTTTGGTAGTTTTAGGCCATCTTCCGCTTTTAGTACAGGGGGCGCTTGTCCTCAAGATATAACATTAGATTTTGGGCAGTTCGGCACTCATCAGCTTCAGATGTCTTATGTTTGTTTAGCCGTTGAAAAGCTTCGCTATGTTTTTATTTTTATGGCTTATTTTTTCTCGGCGATGATGGTTTTTAAAACCGTAAATTCGATGAAAGGGTAAATTATGCCTGCTTTTCTTGCTGGCCTCTTAAGAGTTTTAATGTCTTATTTGGGCAGGCTTTTTGTAACGTTCCTACCCTCTTTGAAAACTTTGTTTTTTCAAATTCTTATTGGCTTGGGTGTGTCTCTTGTTTCTTATGAGGGATTGAGTTTCGCTGTTGAGGGCATTCTTGACTACATCAAAACAAATTACTTCGCAATGCCTGCCGATTTGATCGGCCTTTTGGGGCTTGCTGGCATTCCGGAAGCTCTGAACGTTATATTCGGCGGATTTTCTTTTTCATTTGGAATTTGGGCTTCCTATCGATCACTGAAATTTATTAAATAGAGGATTTTTTTGAAATGATTACCTTGATTACTGGTGTTCCAGGGTCTGGCAAGACACTTATGGCCGTATCAGATTTGGCAAAAAAAGTAGATAAAGAATGGGCTGGCCGTAAAATTTTTATTCACGGAATCCCAGAATTGACAATTCCGACTGAGCCTATTCCAGAGGGTCACACGATTCAAGACATGCATGTTTGGCTCAAGAAGCCAGAAAATAATGGTTCGGTAGTGGTGATTGACGAAGCGCAAAATATTTTCCCGCCGCGTTCAGCGGGCTCAAAAACTCCAGAAATTGTAGAATGGTTGCATGTCCATCGACATTCAGGCGTGGATATTATCTTGATTACCCAAATGCCGGGTCGAATTGATAAGCAAGTACGCGATTTGGTCGGAGCACATTACCACATTCACAAAACACCGCTGGGCCTGCGAATGCGTTATTTTTGGGACTATTGCGAAAATAGCCCAAAATCAGGGATGAAAAATGCCCGGCCAGAAGTCTATAAATTCGACAAAAAAGCCTTTGGCCTTTATAAGTCGGCGGAGATTCACACCAAAGTTAAAACGCCGAAAAGTAGAGTTTTGTTTATTATTCCGATTGCATTTGTAGTTTTGGGCATTTCTTCTTTTATGGGTTACAAGTTGCTGACGGGGCTTGGTCAAAAGGAAGAGATTGTAGCAAGTAGTCAAAATATACCTACATCCCAAGTTGAAAGCCCTACCCCTCAAGATTTTCATCAGGTGACCGTCAAAAGTTCGCAGAATGTTGGTGGTTCTGTCGGTCAACAGCTTTCAAGTCGGGAAGAACGGCATTTGACAGAGGAAATGCTAAAACCGACGGTAGAAGGTCGTGTAGAATCTAAACCAATTTATGATAATGTCCGTCAAGTTAAGCAAATGGAATATCCCGTAGCCTGTATTTCTGGCGGTAATTCGGGTTGTTCTTGCTATTCCTCTCAGGGTTCTGCAATTAAAGAAATTGACAAGAAAACCTGTAACGAGTACGTAAGAAACGGTCTGCCGTTCAATCCGTACAAGGAAAAACGGATAGAGCTGTCAAGTGCTGAAGTTGTTGAGAAACCATCTGTCAGTAAGAATGATTCATCAGTCCTAGTTATGGGCGGAAAATCTCAGCAAAATCTGATGTATGATGGTTATGTAGAGGCCGGTAAGGAATTCAGCCCGAATGGCGGTGTTGTTGGTTCAAATTAGAAAGAAAAGGTCGTTTGTTTTCAGACGGCCTTTTTTATTTAGGAATTGGAATTTTGGGTGTCAAGGGGGAAGCTTTGTAAAGATTGGGTGGGGTTTCCAATCTTTACGAATACCCCCTTGATTCCGAAAATTTCAAGGAACACGCTTGTGTCAGGGGAGCAGGAAAGGGTTTTATTTCCTGCTCCCCTGCCACGTGGCGAACGTCGCCGAAGGCAAAAAAGAATTTGTAGTTTTTAGAAAATTTGACGAAACGACAAATTATGCGAACTAGCGTTTTTTTCTGATCCAGTGTTTTCTCTCTACCCACGGTGGCGGATAACGTCTTATTTTTTCGTT